TAAGTGTGTAACAAATTGTGTGTCAACACCTTCAATTGTAAAAGTACAATTTATTGTTTCGAATGCTGTTGGTAATAGTTTACCATTAAAAAGCATCCAGATCATTTTATCTTTTTCATAGTTTGATAATGATCCCTTGTTAAATGGTTGTTCTGCCCATGTAGCTGTGCAGAAGTCTGGTATATAGTTTCTTAATTCTTCTATAGACGGACAACTTACTAGTTTTGTCTTTATAGAGTCTAAGTGATCATGAAACTCTGTTTTTATCGGTTCATCAAACCCCAACCCAGTTGGAAGTTCAACTACTGATAGTTCATTATTAATTGGCATTTTTTATTCTCCTGTATTTTTGTAAGTTCTTTTCACATTCAATTACACGTTTTCCTGCGTTTGTTGCAACCTCTGTCATATATCCTTTGTTACCAAGCTCCATTTCAGCATGAGCATATTGTACACAGCTTAAGTTGTCTGCCATTTTTACAACTAATGCTTCTACAGAGTCTTGGTCTTCGAATAGCTTAAATGTATCATACCACTGCGGGTATCTTTCTTTCATAATAACATATTCTGCTTTTACAACCTCTTCAGCTAACTTTGGAAAGTTTCGCTTTACATCATGAGTCACATCAGAAAGATGTAGTTCTGGTATGTCGTGTATTAAACACATCTTCAGTGCTTTTTCTAAGTCAAATTCATAATCATCATGTAGTTTAAGTGCTAGGACAGAAACAAAATAAGAATGTTCTGCAACACTTTCACTTATGATTTTAAATTTATTATTATATCTTGTGAGTGCTTTTAAGATATAGACATCATTAACAAAATCACTCAATGAAACCGACATATTCTTTTTCATATGTTAAATCTTCCATTATACCTGTTACGTGTTCTTTTAACTCTTCAACGTTTGTTGCTACAGCTCTTCCGCTGCGTGATAGCATAAGATTAAAATTTCCTGTCAATCCTTCTGCATAATAAATGATAGGTACATTAGAAGCATATGAAAAACCTGCTTCGAATATTGTTCCAAGATCTTTATCACGTGTATTACAAACAACAAAGCGTCCTTCTGTGATTGCATCAACGTTGCCTTTGAAGATCATTTCTTGTTCTTCTGTTGTTGCATCTCTTTTTGCTACAATTTCATCTTTAGGTGAAAAGTAGTTTACGCCTAAATCATCAAGCGCATTTTTTATGTTTTCTAAGTCCCTAGCTTGGTTCTCATTAAACCAGCCGCTAGCAATATAACAATCATGCATTTAAAACTCCTTTGTGAATTAATATAACCATTTGTAATATATATACTCTAAATTTATCAAAATATATATTTTTTTTATTTTTTTAAAATTTCTAATTTATACCACTTTTTCTTTGGTGCACCTTTTAATTCATCCCATTCGTGTAATTTTTCAGATACGTTTAAATAAAAGCTTAATCTCTTCCACACGCATACAAGTGTGCATTCTCTTCCGAAAACAATACCACATATAGCCCTATAGTTATCTTCATCTGGATACTTTGGGTCATATCCGTAGTATTTATTCCACCAAATATCAATCATTTATCTGTTTAAGCCCTGTTAGGTCGCTGCTACTTCTTATTTTATTGCCTAAGCCGTCTATCATTTCAATATTATATTTTTCCATTATCTTAGTCTCTGGTATTTCTCCATTGCTTCTATCACCACCGTTTGCGAATACATTAGGTCTTATAATTGCTAAAGATTCACATACAGATAAGTCTGTGTCTATGCTGAGAAATGCTGAATCAACTGGAACTAGTGCTTGTACTATTCTCAGTCTGTCATCTTCATTCATAAAAGATTTTCCCTTTTTTAATTTACACTGATAATCATTATTTACGATTACCGTTAGATGATCGCCAAGTTCGCTAGCTAATTCTATATATTCTAAATGACCTACGTGTAGTGGATCAAAATAACCGCTAATTGCTATAGTCTTCATAATTTAACCTTATGTTATGTTGTAACTTAAGCCTTTTTTCTTTAAAAGTAAAGGACTTTTTTTAATTATTTTGCTGGGGTATAAGGATTCGAACCTCAACTGCCTGGACCAAAACCAGGTGTCCTACCATTAGACCATACCCCAAATAACATTTGTAGCCCGTAGGAGAATCGAACTCCTGTTGCCAGGATGAAAACCTGGAGTCCTAACCACTAGACGAACGGGCCATTAATTTTGGTCCGGCTGCTTCGAGGATTTATCCTATCTTAGAGATAAGTACCTGGAAGCTAGCCGGTAGTGGAGCTGACAGGGATCGAACCTGCGACCTCCGCAGTGCAAGTGCGGCGCTCTCCCAACTGAGCTACAGCCCCAAATTTCAATTAGAAATTAACCGAAATTCCTACATTAGCATATCTTGGTGTTCCAAGAAATACTTCTGCGTTATGAGCAGCGTGAACTTTGTCACCATACCCATTATATTGACTATTGTCAACAGCATCTTGTACGTATACTCCGTCAAGTGCATTAAATACATGAGCTGATATTGTCATATCAACTGCATCTATTGGAAGCTTATACGATAAGTGTAAGTCTAACTTACCATAACCAGGTGCTTTCCAAACCTGATCTCTATCTGCATCACCATCTACTTCACGTGAATCAGGACTCCAGTCGGAGTAATTATCATCATACATTCTGTAAAGAGCTTGCATGTTTAGGCCTTTAATTGGCTTGAATGTTAATCCACCAACATAAGCTGTTTGCGGCATGTCACCAACCATAAGGTCATTAAGTGCATAAGAATACTCAGATGTTGTCATACCAATTACTTCACCGTTCTCATTGAACTCTTGTTCTTGATATGTACCATCAGCGTCGCCTACGAACTTCCAATTACCTTTACTTAAAGCTAAATCAATATCTAGCATTTCGTGAACAGCAATTTTACTTTCCACTTCCCAACCAGTATGATTTTGTTCAACTCCTCGTAAAAAGATAACATCAGTATCACCAGAATCGCCTTGACCTGTTGAAACAGCTTTAGTGATATTTCTATCAATCCAGCGTGTGTTGTACTGACTTAACTTAACAGCTACTTTATCACTGTTATACTTACCACCAAATTCGAAGCTTTTAAACTTCTCATTATCAGGGTCAGTAGCTACTGTTCCATCATAGTATATGACGTTGTCCATAATTGGCGGCTTTTGAACGTATCCGTAATTAACAAATCCAGACATACGATCATCTAAATTGTAAGTAGCACCACCTTTTAACTGAAATGTAGTTATAGCATCAGCACTTATCTTTTCATTAGCCACAGTAAAGTGATCCTGATAGGAATAAGCTATAGTGGATAAACCACCCATACCGTATAAACTCATTTTGTCAGTTGTGTACTTACCTTGTGCAAAACTACCAAACCAGTCTACTGTTGTAGTGTTAAAGTATGCGATTTCATCACCTAAACGAACAATTTTACCGTCTTCGGCATTGTCGTCTGCAAAATCTACATAATAATCACCACCAAGTAGGTCACGTACTTCACGCGCGTGTTCTATTTCAGCAGTTCGCCAATCAATACCTACTTGAATCTCTAACTCATCTGATACATCATAATTAAGTTTAGAAATTAATCCATAAGTGTTTTGACGATTAATTGAATTACGAAGGATTCCTGTTGAGCGATTTTCTGTATCTGAAAAAGCAGAATCTACATTTGCAGAGTTCTGTGCTATCTCAGCATTCCAATCCCATTGCCAGGGTGAAGATGCATACCATCTTTCTCCTTCTACCGCGGGTGTTCTACTTACGCTACCATAAGTTCCAGTTCCTCCACCAGAGCCACCACTCCAATATAGTACTGAACTTAATCTTGCATTGTCATTTAAAGTTAAAAAGTGGTTTAAGTTGACAAGAGGCTTGTGGAAATAATTTTCCCTTTCATTAAGCATGCCAGCATTCATTCTATCTGTAGTGTTTGCACCATACATATAAAAATACTGTTTTCCTTTATAGGATTCATCCACAGGTGCCCAGTTCTGGTTAAACAATCTACCAGCTTCAGTTTCAAACTTCTCACCTGCAACATAAGCAGAGTCATTATAACCATCAATGTCTCCTGCTAGATCTTGCGAGTAAGTCGCTATATTCTGCTTGTATAGATTTTGACCATGACGCTGTGGTGCACCAATAGCGTATAGTTCGAATCGTTGATCGTCACTGACTGCATAGCTTCCACCTAAGTAGTATGCCCATGCATCTGTCCAAGTTCCGTCAATAATTCCATCACCTGTCTTTCTAACGATTGTTCCGCTTAATGCTAACTTATCGCCAATAAGACCTGTGTTGTAATTCATAGTAGTTTTCAGAAAACCACCAGCTCCAGCTTCCTGCTTAACTAACCCACCTTTTTCGTGAGCAGCAGGATCTGTTATTATGTTCATAGTTCCACCTATAGAAGGTGTTGCTAGATTGACTGCTGATAAACCTCGTTGCATCTGGATAGAGTTTGCAGCATCTGCTACACCGTCCCAATTGGACCAATAAACCCAACCGTTCTCCATATCGTTTTGAGGTACACCATTAATCATAACAGCAACATTTCTTTGGTTAAAACCACGAACATTGATACGAGCATCACCCGCACCACCACCTTGTTGAGTCGCATAAACTGACGGTGTCATATTAAGCGCCATTGGAATGTCTTGTGATCCAAGACGGATTTCCATTTCAGCTTTATCAACCGTAGTATAGGCAACAGGTGTGTTTTCGTCTGCACGAGAAGCCAAAACTTCTAATGCTGTCATTGCAACAACGTCAGATTCCATAATAAAATTGACGCTTGACACAATATCTCCAACACTAACTGTTTGAGTGTTTGAGATATAACCAATGAAGGAAGCAGTGATGTCATAGTCCCCAGAAACGACGTCTATTTTGAATTTACCTTCTGAATCGGTAACTCCTCCAAGATCTGTTTCTTCAACTACTACATTAGCTCCAACAAGTGGTTCTGAGTCTGAATCCAGTACTACACCTACAATAGATTGCGCGAACAATCCTGATAAGAATAGTAAGGACACAGCAAGATTACGATAGTTCATAATCTGTCTCCTTGTTTTTGATTAGTAAGTGGCACATTTTTCTACAGGTGTGCCGTCTGCCTGTCCGCTTTTTGTGTAAATCTAAATGATGCACGCATCACCATCACAAAACTTTTCAGCTTCTGAATCTTCGCCTTTCATCTTTGCAAAAGATAAGTTCTTTAATTTCTTACTCATTTTATTGTAAGTCTTCTCATCAATTGCTTCATAAGGCATTTGTTTATATGCACCCATGTCTAATCGAGGTAAACAACTTATTCCCTTTAACTGATATTGAAAGTAATTCAAACACTGTTCTAATTGATCTGCTTCTGTCTCTGGATCAAATGTAACTGTACAACTAACTTGATTATCTGCCCAATGTCTTTGGAGTAGTGCTGCTAAACTAAATTGTTCCCATACAGTCAATTCCTTTGCAGTTCTTATTCCATCACCGACATCTATTGGAACTTCTATGCAAACAGTAGAGTCTTCAGAACCAAATGCAGGTTCTATTGTATATCCTGCGTCTTGTAATGGCTTAAGTAGCTCTGACTGGTTTGATAATCTCATTCTTCTAATATAGTGTCTTGATTCAGGATAGTGTACACCTGGCGTTGATCCTGCAAGTAGTGATACTGTTCCACTTGGCTTTACAGATGTTGTTTTTATTGACTTAGGAATAGCTAAGAAATCTGAATAGACGTTATCTAAACGTTGAATTTCATCGTATCCTGACTCTAGCCAGTCTCTTAATTCACCAACACCTCTGTAAGTTAAAAACTGAGCAACTCCACTAACAGAACATCCTATTCTTCTATTACGAAGCATAACTCTGTTTGTTTCTGGCCAATGTGTTTTTCCTAATGTAACTGTCTTTGCATATAAGTACGCATACTTTAATGTCTTTTTATAATCTTCTAATGATTCATGTTTATACGGAAATGTTTCTACTAAGCAGCATAATTCATAAGATTCCAGTGTTTGCTCTAAACAAGGATTTCCACCCATTGCTCTATGGTCTTTGTTATCTTTACCATTTTTCATTCTAGAGTATTCACGCATATTATCTAGCCATGCAAATCCTGGCTCACCATTCTTAACAACTCTTTTACAAGCATCAGAATAATCCATTCCTAGCTCTGCAAATATTGAATTATTAGATGTCCATCCGTATTGATCTCTGTGAGGGTTTACTTCATAATCTTTTAAGTCCATGTATTCATCAGAATAAGGGTCACCGAATACGATTTCAGCTGTGCGACGTACGTTTCCTGCTACTACACACTTCCCGAT